CCTTCTTAGCCTTGGTGTGTATCAAGTCACTCATTTTCTCCACAAATGGGTAACGCGCTATATCTTTGGCTTCCAAGATGGCGTTGCGAAGTTTGTATTTATTGGCATCACTCTCCAATATATTCAGAGTCTTAGGTGCACAGAAGTACACATCTCCACCGTCTGGCATAACTCTGGGCAATTCTCGCCCATGTATCCACCGTCTCATTATGGCGTGAACTGGATGAGGATGCGAAATGGCTCCTTTGGGAAGAAAAGGAATGCCCCAGTTCAATAAGAAGGTTTGATTCGCCTTTGCCACGGCCCAATGTCCAAACTTCTCACCAGCCCTCATAGCTGACATGATATTGTTCATACGCAAGCCATCAATGCTCTCAGAATTGATCATCGTATGCATGCTAGCGATGGCCGCTTCAAGTGGACTTTCATCGCTTTCATGAACATTCGACACACGTACAGTTTTATCACCAAGATTCTTAAGAAAATCTAGGAACTCACGAGATGTGTGACCTTTACCGATGGGTGGTATGTTTCGCTCTCCAGCGAGTAACTTCTTGCTACGTTCAGCCACAAGTTGGTTACGTTGAGGTCGACTACGACTCCACTCAATATGGACGTCGCCATCATCTCCAACAGAGTACTCGATCAAGTCATTGTATCGCAAGATGCCCTCCTCATGTTCGAGAATTTGACTCACAGTGACATCCACTCCTGACAAACTAGTTGAGATGCCACGTAGTTTCTTCCAACAGTCTCCTGGAGCTCGAACGAATCGTGGACTGGGGGCGACAATATCTTCCTTATCTTCGTCGACATCAGGCAATGTATCTGGCAAGTCTTCAGGGTTGCTATCAGCCAGCTCTCTTAAAAACCGATAACGATCATCTTCAGGCAACTCCAAAAGACGTACGCTTAGAGGATCCGTGCCTAGGTTTTCATCCCTCAGATCGACGCCCATGCGAACGTTTGGGAAACGCTGTACCAATCTTTGCCAATACAAGTGAAAATTCTTACGTGTCTTTCCCATGTCTTGAAGACTCTCCCGTACATGTGTCATTCCGCCTTTGATCAGGCTAAACCACACGTTGCCACAAGACACCTCATCTAAACCGCCAACTCGTTGAATGTACCCGTCTACTTCGTGAATGCGTGGTAGTTTACCGAGAGTATCCGTAGCATGTTTCCGACATTCTTCCTTGAACATATAGGCGTAACAGTAAAAGTTACCATACAGAGTACTCTTAAATTGCCTATTACGACGGCTTTTATCGCTCGTAAAGAACTTGGAGCGAGCCGCTGGTGGTCGACTATCAGAAATGTCACCAGTACCATGTGTGAATTCTTTGTTTAGAGAGACTGGTCGATACGACACGGTCTTTGGTTGTTTATTTAAATTCACAACAATGGTGTTAGATGGTAACCAATGCCAACGAGGTCTGGAAAGAATTTGCAAGCTAACGGACTCGTCGTAGATTTCGAATTGGGCAAGCGTGATGACAGCAGGTGTTTCTGGTACCGGGAGTGGAGATGGTGCCTCAATCTCATCATCTTCATCCTCAGGAATTGGATACGCAGACGTGGCAGGAATACCATCGCAGGAAAAAGCATCATCTGATTTAGCTGTCGTACTCTTAAATGAAGAAACGGAGTTTTCAGATGAAGACGGAGATGGACTACGATCATCAAGCACAGGAGCGCTCGAAAGTTGCAACCTCTGTTGTTTCCTTATTTCCCATATGTTCTCTTCACAAGCTAGGGCTCCAAAGGTTCTATTTTCACTTTGGGTGGTATTTCTTGATCGAACCAACTCACCTCCTAAGCGAAAGCTGGAATTTAGAAACCTATCGATAGGAGCTTTCATGAAACCTCTCGTTACATAAGGACCCGAGGAGAACTGATCCAAAAACTTGTTCAGGAACTTTAAAGTAGTGGCTTCTGCTCTTGAAATGTAATCCTCCTCACTTATGCGCTTAGCCTCTCCTTTCAGCATGTTGATCGTTGTCTTATTGAGTACTCCAGCGCAGGGATGACCGTGAGGTATACTAGTGTCCTTGAAGAATG